CCCTGTCCTTGGAAATAATCAATAAGATCGTCTGCAGTAGCGTCCCATTCTAGTTTTACATATTCAAAATCTCCACTCACTGCCCAAGTAATTTCTTCTATTTTAGAAGATCCCGCACCGCAAGTTTCTCCTTTTGGTCCAGTGAAATCTGAAGCATTCCAGATAATTGTATCCGTTTCGTCTGCCGTATCCCAAACTCCTGTTACATTAATAATGCACATATTGGGACCATCAAAAACTGTTAGTGCATTCGCTGCTGCTGCCATAATAAACTCCTTTCAAAAGTAGTGGGGGTTTTCCCCCACCACAAACATTAACCAGCCGGAGTTACAGAAGCGGCAGTAGACGTTGCACCAAATACAAAAGTACTTGTGCCATCTGACCAAAACTCAAGAAAATCACCCAGCACTTCTACACCATCTTCTAATGTAATAGTGTCCGCGGCGGTCACTAATTGCAATACACCAGCTTCAATAATAGAACCAGTGAAAGTGTCTGCAGTACCTGCAGTAAATACAAAGTCTGTGGTAAATAGTGCGCCGATCGTAAATTTACATCTCCATCCTTGGGTGGGTGCAGGTAAAGTAATACCAAACCCAGTACCACCATCAAGAATATAATGCATTCCATTACTTTCCGCAGCAGTTAGAGTTACTGCCGCATCAAGCCCATTTACATCAGTAGACAGCGGCATAGAAGCCGCACCTAGAGCTAAAGGTCCTGAAAAATGTGTTGCTGCCATAGTCTTCCTCCTATCGGGTCAACTCCCCCGCTCAGAGAACGGGGGATATATTGACTATGTTAATTAAGCTCCAGGAGAGCCAAAGATAGCACGAGGATCAGTCCAACCCGGCACAAACCGCATCGTTGCTTTATATTTTGCGTTATCGGTATCAAAGTCATTATCTTGAGTGAAATCATCTTTACGACGCTCAAAATACTTGAGACCATTCTTCACATTGGTACGAATGAACCAGGCATCCGTATCAGTAAAGTAGTGGTTTACTTTAACACCTTTAACAAACTTACCCAAAGACTTAATTGCATTGAGGTCATTATCAGCAGTACCAACACGACCAGTACTCTTCAAAATACGCTCAACTTCAAAAACCAAATCTACCGGAATATGGAGAGATTGCGGCATAACCGAAATCTTACGTCCCCTGTCATCCGTAAACTTCATCAAGTCAATACATGCTTGTTCAAGAGAAGCTTCAGAAATATCCGCAGCAGTTGCAAGTTCATTGGACCAAGTACCACCAGCCCAGTTCACATGCGCCGCAGAACACATTTCAAGTCCATCTCCACCAGTATAAGACGAATCAAACGCCCTATTATATACGTTCGCGCAGACAGTTTCTTTAGTCTGACGTGCGGAGAATGCAAGACCTTTGGCCCTACGCTCACCAACCACATCATACAAATCATCTTCGTAGATAATACGAGAGATGATAAAACCAAGAGCGTATTGTACGTGCGTATAGCGCGTAACATACGTTTGTCGTTCAGAATCGTATTGTACCGGAGCAGCTTCTGCTAGGGTATTAAACAGACCGAATGAGGTCAGACCAAGGTCTTCTTCATAATGCCTGTTGGATTTAAACGTATCAAACAGATCAGTATACTCCGTCTGATGTTCATCATATTCTTTGCCCCAAATAGCATTGAGGCCGGGCCATAACAGTTTACCGAAATGTCCAGTTGTCATAACAGCCATAAATTACTCCTTAACTAGCAAAGCCCAGTGTTCCCACTGACTTATGTTGATGGACGTTCCAAGTAACCAGATATTTTGCTCGGTCTACGCCGACTTCATTATCCACCCGTTGTGATGCTCCAATCAAATTCAACATATGAGTAGCGTAGTTGCTTTCGAGGTTGAATCAATTTCCATACCAGATTGTCCGGTCGTGGTATTTCCAGAACCAACAATTGGGATTACATTCATACCAATATCAGTAATCTCCAATTCAGTAGTGTCAGCATCTTCTTGAGCTTCCATAACCAAATCCGGGGAATCTGCAACATATACATATCGTTTAGTTGAAGCTACACGATAAGGCAATTCCAAATTAGTTGCGAGTGGTTCAAAACCAACTACAACGCCTATAGGAATTGAAGTTCCTGCCGCTTGTTTAATAGATGCCACACCAGTTTCATCTGCCGTACCATCCAAAGTGACAATGTCGCCAACAAACAAAGCAGTAGAATCCGCGGCGAGAACCACGTACTTATTAGCTTGTCCATTGTACGGCGCGCCACTTAAATGCTTAACAGGGCGAAATCCGTTTGTACGAATTGTATTAGCCATATTTAAACTCCTTAATTAAAATTATTTAATATGGCTCATGTCAAAACATTATCGTCTAGCTTGATTGATAATTCCTGTAGAACCATATTGTCCTTCG